AAATTGGATAAATTTAGGAATTGGATCTGATAATCAATTATTAAGAGCCAATTCTGGCATTCCTAATTGGGCAACTGTTGCTGGAGGTGGAAGTTTTACAGCTGCTGGAGATTTATCTGGCAGTGATACTTCTCAAGTTGTAGAGAAAATTCATGGTGCAACTGTTCCTGCGGCTGGAAGCTTAACTACAGGTAATGGTTTATATGTTTCTGGATCATCGGCATTATCTTATTCTGCTTTAAATTTGGCTGGAGGAAATGATTATGTTAGTGGTGTTTTACCAGCAACTAATTTACCAGATGCTACCACTGGAGCTAAAGGTATAATACAATTAGCAGGTAATTTAGGTGGTACTGCCACAGCTCCAACGGTAGTTGATTTTACTATAGCTGGTCAAGCAACAAATTCCATGCTTTATTATAATGGAACAAATTGGGTAACATTGAGTGCTGGTTCAGACGGATATCAACTTAAATCAAATTCAGGAACTCCTAATTGGGTAACCTCTGGAGGAAGAGGTTTTGTTGAAGTTGATTTTGGTTCTGCTCCTGGAACAAACATAGTTACATTTAACTTAACTGGTCAATCTGGAATAAATACTAATTCATATTGTAAAGCTGAAATTAATCCAGTTGCTACAACTGATCATAATGTTTTTGAACATCAAATATTAATCAATAAAGTAAGTATTAGTTGTACAAATGTTATTAATGATGTTGGATTTACAATTAATGTAATAACAGAATTGCGTTTAACTGGAAAATTTTCCATCCGTTGGAATTGGTTATGAGTGAAACAACTTACCTATATTTTATATATAATAATGTTAAGTCTAATCATATTTATATTGGAATTACTCATGATTTGATAAGAAGAAAAAAAGAGCATTGGAAAAAATCTGTAAATAAAAATTTTACTTATCTTAAAGCTGCTATGAATAAGTATGGTATAAATAATTTTTCTTTTGTTCCTATTGAAATATTCAATTCAAGAGAAGAGGCTAATAAGGCTGAAATATTTTATATTAAGTATTTTAGAGAATTAAAAAAATATACTGTATATAATATTAGAGATGGTGGCGAAGGACCTTGTGGAGAAGCCATGCGTAATCATCTTTCTGAAATGTGGCGAGGAGAAAACGCACCTTTAGCTAAACTTACTTTAGGTCAGGTAAATGAAATTAAAAAGTTATATAAAGAATGTAAATATCCGCATTCTTATATTGCGACATCATTCAATGTAAGTAAAACTACTATTAGTGCAATACTGTCTGGCAGGCACTGGCGTGATGACGCTAATGTTAATTACAAATTAATAATGCCAACAAAATCTGAAATTGAAAATAGAAATAAAGAAATGGCAAAAAAATATCAAAATGGACATACATTAGATGATCTTGCAACTTTATATAAAATGAATAAAAAATTCATTAGAAAAATATTGGTCAAAATGAATGTAGAAGTAAAAAATTTAACAAAAGAGAATAATATTTCTGAAAATAAAGTAAAAGAAATTTTTGAATTGTTAAATATTTTTTCAGACAAAGAAATTAGTGCCAAATTAGATACTGCTATTTATATAATAAAAAATATAAGAAGTGGAAAATCTTGGACTAATATTACAGGTATTAAAAAGCAGAATAGTATTTGTAAAAGTTTAACAATTAAAGAAAAGCGGCAAGTATTAGATCTTCGTAAAAGCAAATTATTTACAAATAAAGAAATTGCTGATTTTTACTGCGTTTCTGATAGAACATTAAATAGAATTTTAAAGGAAAACATGAATAATATCAAGAATGTAGGTTTAGTTTGAGCGGGTTCAGAATTGAGGGGTCCCTAACAGGTAACGTTGCTGAAGTTAACAGCGATAATGAGTTAAAAGTAAATACACCATTAACAAGTATAAAGGCTGGATATAATGCATTAACTTCTGTTAGTGATACTGGTACAATTACTGGAAATAGATATACTATTGATCCAGAATGTTCTACTGATTATAAGCAGCGTGTAGCATTAGATACATTTTTGATGAATGAATTTTTCCCCGGAACAGTTCTTAATTCAAATATTTGGACATCAGTTCTTACAACTATGACAACAACTGTTGCAGCAGGTTTCGTCACTTTAAATGCTGGTTTGTCAACGGCAGCTTCTGCTGTTGCAAGGTTACAATCCTATAGAGGCTTTCCTGTTTATGGTGCTGTAAAAACTTATTTTGAAACTACACTACAATTTGCTCAACTACCTGTTGCTAATAATGTTTGTGAATGGGGATTAGGATTTTCAGCTACTACAGTTGCTCCAACTGATGGCGCATTTTTTAGATTAAATCAATTAGGTGAATTTAGATGTGTTGTCATTAATAACTCAGTAGAATTACAAAGTGAAACTTTAGATTTTAGTACGTTAGTAAGTAACAACGTCACTACAAATTTTATTATTGCCGTTGGTACTAGTGCAGTTCATTTTTGGATTAATGACGTATTAGTTCATGTTAGCGAATTAGGTTCAGCAGGATCTAATAAGATTTCTAGTTGTAATTTGCCGGCAAATTTTAGAAATTATAATTCTGGTATTACTTCCGCAGCTCAAGTTATGAAAATTGCTAACGTTAACATAACATTTGCTGATAATAATTATACTAAAGCTTTTCCTCATCAGATGTCTGGTTCTGGTGCTAGTTCGTATCAAACACAAACTGGTGCAGCTGCTCATGGACAAACTGCCGTTTGGACAAACGGCGCTAACCCTGCCGCTGCCGCCCCAACAGCAACAACTGCGGCTTTAGGATCTGGTCTTGGTGGTATCTTTATTGCTAACATCAACGGTTTAGCTGTTACAACTGACTTTATTATTCAATCATATCAAGTGCCGCTTGGAACGGCGCTTATTCCTGGTAAAAGCTTGTATATTACTGGAATTAAAGTATCTGGAGTCAATACTGTTGCAGCTAACGGCGCTGGATTAACAACTTGGGCAATGGCATTAGCATATGGTCACACAACTGTTTCTTTAGCGACAGCAGAAGGTGTAACCAGTAAAGCTCCAAGAAGAATAGCATTAGGGGTACAAAGCTTGGGAAACGCTGCACCAATTGGTACAGTGGTTGCTCCTGATCTTCTTTATAGTTTTGTAACTCCAGTATGTGTTCAGCCAGGAGAATTTGTTCAAACAATTTTAAGATTTATTATAAATACCTCTGTAGCAACTCAAGCCATTAACTTTTATGTAACTTTTGAAGGCTATTTCGAATAAGGCAAAACATGTCAAATTTTTTTAAAAAATCTTCAAAAGATTTAGAAGCTTTAGACGGATATTATATAGGTCCGCAAGGACATTCTGGTGTTCAAGGTCCTAAAGGCGATAAAGGTCCAATTGGACCTCAAGGACCAAAGGGTGATAAAGGTGACGTTGGAGATGTTGGTCAAATTGGACCTAAAGGTGATCAAGGAATTCAAGGCGTCATTGGACCCAAAGGTGAAAAGGGTGATAAAGGCGATATTGGAGATACTGGTAGTATTGGTTTACAAGGTCTAAAAGGTGATCAAGGTATTAAAGGAGATCAAGGAATCCAAGGAGATCAAGGAGTTGCTGGTTTAATTGGTTTACAAGGAGAAATTGGTCCAAAAGGAGATGCAGGTGAAATTGGTCCTGTAGGAGAAGTTGGTCCAATTGGACCTCAAGGAATTCAGGGAGAACCTGGACCGCAGGGTCCAAAAGGTGATCAAGGAATTCAGGGACCAATTGGTTTACAAGGAGTTCAAGGCATAGAAGGTCCAAAAGGAGATTTAGGACCTAAAGGAATTCAAGGAATTCGTGGTGAGATTGGACCAATTGGTCCTCAAGGTGTATTTGGTCCTCAAGGAATTCAAGGTGATCAAGGAATTCAGGGTCTTAAAGGTGACACTGGAGATATTGGTTTACAGGGTCCTAAAGGCGACAAAGGCGATACTGGAGACATTGGTCCAAAAGGTGATAAGGGAGATCAAGGAATTCAAGGAGTTATTGGACCAATTGGTATTCAAGGCATTCAAGGTATTCCTGGTACTGTTGGACCAATCGGATTAACTGGTCCGGCAGGAATTCAAGGAATTCAGGGTATCCAAGGAGAAATAGGTCCGGTTGGACCTCAAGGAATTCAGGGCTCAAAAGGAGATCAAGGCGTTAAAGGAGATCAAGGTCCAATGGGTCCAATTGGATTTCCTAATGCTAATGAAGTATTTTATGATGACTCTTCTCAGCCTTACTTGAAAACTAAAAATGTTCAAGAGTCTATTGACTTTATCAAAAATGAGAGTTTAAAATCTCAAATAAAAAAAATGTCATTAACATTAGATATAAAAAAATTAAATGCTGTTGGTGATTCTACTTCTTCTGCTTTTCTTATGGGAAAGAAACTGCCTAGCAATAGTTTATTACTGTCTGTTGAAGTTGATGTAAATGATATTGTCACTGGTAAAAATTTAAAATCAGCAAAAATTAATGTTCAAAATATTAAAGAAGAAAAAGGCTCTTTAATAAAAGATGTATCTTTATCTTTTCTTGGTACTCAAGCGATGAATGGATACAATAAATATTTGTTTAGAGGGAACGAACAAATAACTGTTTATATTGATTTAAATGGTTGCAATTTTACAGACTTAAATTCTGGAAACATTAATATTAATATGTTTTATACTATAGTATCTGTTGATTAACAGAGCATTAGATAATTTTGAATTGATTCATCACTGGCTGTGATGGATAAAAAGTTCTCTAAAGACATTTGAATATCTATTACAGCTGGTAATAGCATTTCTTGCGAAGAATTATATACTATAAATCTTTCATTTCGAACAACAAAATGTAAAGAATTTATATTAGAAACCAAATCTATTCCTGATAATATAGAATTCTTATCACTAGTAAATTCATAAAAAAATATTTTATTGTATACAGAGTCTTTACAATGATGATTATTGTACACTTCTTTTACATTTAAGTCCATATATTCTTCATCTGAGATAGTCCAATATTCAGAATTTAATTTTATTTCATCATTAATTAATAACATATTATGTTGATTTCTCAACTCTTCTATGCTATCAACATAAAGATCAGTATAATCAAAGTCAGTTATTGACTCATAAGTAATGGTTGGTTTAACTGTAGTTTCGTGACAATACATACATTTTGTATATAAAAGTTTAATAAACTGTTGATTGTATGATATATTATTTGACATGATAAGTAAGAAACTAATTAAACACAGGTGTGAGATTTGGGGTTGTCCAATTGATGATCCAAATGCCCTAGAATTACATCATATTATTGGTAGGACTGAGACTGGCAGCAGTCACTATCATTATAACCTTGGTGTGTTATGTTGTAATCATCATAAATTTATTGACAGTGGCAGGTTAGTAATTTTAGGCGTAGTACCTGCCACTGTAAAGCCAAATAATAGGATTTTAGTATATATATTAGATGGTGTTAAAAACATTGATATAGATATACCAGATACAGTTAAACCTGTGACAAAATATTCAATTTGAAAGAATTAACATGGCAAGAAATTTGAATGGTGATGGTCATATCAGAGTGGCTAGCGAAGAAGAAACAAAAAGTAAGTTTTATAAATATGCTAAAGAAATTGGTTGTGAAATTGAGTATGTAACTCTTTATCGTAAATACGCTGATTTAATTAGTAAATGTCATAATGAAAAAGAAAGAGATGATCTTCGATCATTGGGGGCATTAGAAATCACTAACCTACTATTTGGTAGTGATGAAATACACATCGTAAAATAACTCTCTAATCTATAAAAAGATATTTAATCATGAATAATAAGAAAGAATCAGGACAAGTTGTCTTCTTTAATGCAACCAAAGGCTATGGCTTTATTGCTTGGTATCTCAATGGTAAAGAACAAGAAGATCTCTTTGTTCATTGGAGCGATATAGAAATGGAAGGCTATAAAGTTTTATATAAAGCTCAAACTGTAGAATTTGAAGTAGGTGTAAATAACAAAGGACAGCCAAAGGCTGTCCAAGTTAGAATTAAATAATTAAGTTATTTCTTGATGAAAATTTGAATGATCTGAATTAATAAACTTAACATACCAGTAGCGAATAATACTTTTAATTGAAATATTTCTCTACTAATTTCTTCAATTTTTTTTTCAATAGCTCCGATTTTTTCTTCAATTTTTTTAGATGAAGCTAAACTATCTGAGCTATTTTTTTTTATTTCCTCATATTGACCAGCAACATGATTCTGAATTTGAATTGATTTTGCATTAACTTCGAAAATCCTTTCAAGATCTTTTTCATCTAGATTCGTGGTCATTAGCTTCTTTCTTGTTGATCTTTATTTTATAAAGAATCATATCACATTCTTTACTTAATTCTTTGTATTTCTCTAAAATATTAGTTAGTTTATCACTTTTGGTTGTTTCAGTAATATTTTCAGTCATCTTATTCCTCTAACATTTTAGAAATTAATTCTTCTTCTCTTTTTGACAGCAATTCAGTTTCTAATTTAATTTTATCTGCTTCTGATAGATTATCAAAACTATCACTAGTCATTAATTCTTCTAGTTCAGTAAATTTTTTATATTCTATAGTAACAGCTGAAACACTTTGGCTAGGAAAAACTTTCTTAAATTCGGTTAAAGCGGGCGGCAGCATTTCAAACTTTTCATCAGATACACTTAGTTTAGATTTTTTTAGATCACCAAATAAATAACTACGTTTAATTTGTTCTTTAGTTAATACTTTAGACTTTAATAAATCCATTGATTGCCTGGGTTGAATACTAAGATTCAAGTCAGCAATATTGATTGCTTTTTTACTAAAGTTAGTAATCCATAAACTTTTCATCTGCTTAATTCTTTGCTTCTTTCATATTTTCTAGCTAATTGAGTATTTTTTTCCAACATTGATTCAACTTTGCCAATCATATATTCTAAATCATTTTTAGATAATATCATTAAATAACTAGAACTTAATTCTAGCTTTAACCGCAGTAGATCTTTTTGAACTTTAGCAAATCCATGAGGTGATGGATTAATTTTAAGATCTTTAACACGTTCAAGTAATATTTCTAGTTTAGTAAAGATTTTTGAGTATTTAGTCATAGTAGTCTTTTCTAGATAGATATGATAATAATCCTATATTTATAGAGGAGCTATTATGGCAAATACTAAAGCTAGAGGTGAGCTAATTAATGTAAGAGAGGTAGTAAATCTTACTGTCAGCTTTCGTGATGGAAATGGAGATCTAGTAGACTCTACTAGTACCCCTACTGTTACCATTGCTCAGCCAAATGGTATGATTCTTTTGGGTCCTACTAGCCTCGGAGTTACCAGAACGAGCCTAGGCAATTATAGCCTTTTATTTACGATCCCTCCTAATGGACCCTATGGTGTATTTCAGGATGTCTGGGTTGGAAATGTAGATGGTGACCGCGTAGAAGCAGCTTTCTCATTCGTAGTAGTTGGTACTAATATTCCATCAATTTCGAGCGATGGCTACAAGCACCTCGGAGATGAGTATCCTTTTAATTATAGTCAAGTTGCTATTCAAAATATTAATAAACTTATTAAAATGATTCGCGCCAGATTAAACAGCTCTGGTAAAGTTAAGATTAAAGATACTTTTGGTAATGATGAATGGGTTACTTGTGACATTTTTAGTACTGAAACACTTGTAACATTCTTAGCTATGGCTTTAAGTTACTTTAATAGTATTCCTTATTTTACTTATTTTACTTTTGATGATGAAGGATTTATTGCTCAGTTTGGTGAGATACTAGTTCAAGGAGCTGTATTATATGCTTTAGCTTCTCAGGCTTTGATTGAACGTGGTAGAGAATACCAAATCAGTGACAATGGTATTAACTTCACCCCTCCTACTGTTTCAGAGCTTTTGAATAGTCAGTATAGTGGAGGACTAGCTACTTACTTTGAACAAGTCAAATTAATCAAGAATAGTATGCGTCCGGCTCCCCTTGGATTAGGTGTATTTAGTATTACAGCTGGGGGATCTAACCCAGCTTTACGCCGCCAAAGACATCTCAAAGCCCGTAGATTGATATAGTTAATAAACTCACCTTGACAGATGGATATTGTATAGTTACCTGCGCAATATATAAGAGAGACTCTGGAGCGTTAGCGAGAGAGTCTCTCTTCATCTAGAGTAGATTTTATAAGAGTAAGAGTCTGCCCTCTTCTTAGTTATAAACTATAGTAACTTTACGCTAGTAAAGTTTATAAGTCTCGCAGAGACTTATATAATATAGATTTTCAATATATAGGAACAAACTGCTAGCAGTTTGTTATTATATATGTAATATATACTTCTATTAAATACAGTATATATTACTATGACCGATATTTCTTCAGTACAGCACACTAAATTACTACCTCTTATTGTTAAAGCTAAGAAATATCTTAAGAACTCTCAAACAATAAAAGATTTATTTGAGGAAAATAATCTACCACTAGATTATTTAGATTATATTCCAGTAAAGTTTGATAAAATAGATACTAGTGCTAAAACTGTCTCGGGGATTATTATACTTAGCTATAAACTTTTAGAAGATGATGATTTTTATGAAGATTATAGTTATCTGGCTCATGAAATTACTCATTTTATTCAGCAATGTTTTGCTGAAGAAGCTACTGAATCAGGTGATGAACATTATCTAGATAATGAATATGAAGTAGAAGGTTTCCAAAAACAAGTAGAGTATTTACAAGAAGAATTTGGTCCAGAAGAAGCTGAGAAATATACTGATAGTTTATTAGAATATCATAAATATGAAGAAAAAAAGCGCAAAGATAAGAAAGACGAGTTGATGGCTAAAGTCAACGAATAAACTTAAATAGTAATATGGTTTATTATATTCTCCCTGATCAAGCTGGTACGAATACAGTGTCATCTAACGGTGATGGATATAGTTTGAAAGTTTCATGGTATCGAGCCTATCCAAGTAGCTCCAGTAATAAAATAGGTTATAATATATATATTGGGACAGATAGAGATTCTGTTTTTAAGAATGGTCCTGTATATTTTGTTGATGCTGATGTTACCGAAGCGGATATTGTTGATTGCACACCTAGACAACTATACTGGGTAGGAGTCAGACCAGTAGAATATAATCCATTAGCTACTAATATTGATTTGCCCATTATTAATGGTTTAAAGTATTATCCTAATAGCACATTACGTTCTAATATTACTGCTAATAGTTTGACAATCCCGTTAGAAGACTCTAGCGATTTTCCTGAAACAGGAATAATTCAAGTTGGTCTAGAACTAATTGAATATTTCTCCAATAATATTGGTAGTAATAATTTAATTCTTAATTCTATTAATGATCGTGGTATTAATGATACTCCTGTAACCTTACATAATGTAGATGGTTACGATGGATATCAGATTCATAATATTAAAGTGCCGCTAGTTATTACAGGCGAATCTAACTTTTATGATGTTGCTTTTATTTGTCAGTGTACTTTTGAATATCCTCATTATCCTTTTGTGGAAGGTGATGGATACAAGCAGGTGGTGAAAGACTTACTTACTACTGATCTAGGTGGTTCAGAAGCAATAGCTGAAGTTTTACCTAGGTACGATGGTGTTGGATATCACAGAACAGATCCAGTGGAGTTGTTCAATGGTCAATGCGTAGGTTCCTATATCGGTGGAGAGCGTTATTGTGCTGATGGATACCTCGGGATCGGAACTAAAATTCGAGGCTTTAGTCTACAGGCTGCTAACAATGCCAATCAAGAACAGCTCTTGGAGATCGATGGAGATAGATGTGTACTGTTAAGGTACCAGAATACTGGATATCGTTGTGCTTGCTTTACCCATATGAGAGAAAGTCCACTCGAACGTTGTTATAAATGTCATGGAACAGGGTTTGTGCTTGGATACGATCAGTATTTTAATCCACGTAGAAGTGATAGTAGAATTTTAGTACGATTCCCTCCAGCCGATGACGCAGTAAAACTGAATGATCAAGGATATGAAAGTGAATATCAAGCTGAGTTATGGACTCTGACAGCTCCAACCATTAAAAATCGAGATGTTTTGATACGGTTTGATGAATTTAATAATGAGGAATTTCGTTATGAGGTATTAAGTGTTACCAGAAATACTTTAGTTAATAGTCAACAAGGTGGTCAGAAATTAAAAGTGCAAAGAATACGCAAAACTGATCCATTGTATCAGATACTCTCTTTCAGAGATACTAGTACTATGCCAACCAAGATAGAGTTATCAATTGAGTCCGGGCGCGAGATTCCAGCACATACACATCTGGTGGTAGTGAATCAAGATGGCTTGGCACAACAAACAACTCATATTAATGCTGGTCATAATCATCAGCTTAGATATGATCCAGTCAATGGGTGGGTAGTATTGCCTGTCCTTGGGCACTCACATAGAATTTTATAAGGAATTAACATGGCTGGTAGATTTGCTGTTTCAGTTCAAGATCTTAATAATCACAAAAATGCTAATGGCGCTCATGATGCAACCAACATTACTGCAAATTTAACTACAGTTGATGGATATAATCATGATACTGTTTCTACTGCTTTAGAAGGTTTAAATACAGTAATTAACAATAACCTTTCACCATTTGCCACTGGTATAACTCCTGGTAAAGTTCAATTAACAACTGACTTGGGTGGAACCTATGATAACCCATATGTTGTTGGCTTGTTAGGAAGAACATTAATAGAAAATTCATTACTTACTAATCATACTTGGGTTTATAACGGAACCTCTTGGATCAATGGTCTTACACCAGTAACTGGTGATATTGGCTATGTTAGTAATGTAATGAGAGTTAATAGTATTGGTGGACAACTGGGCGCCGGAAATGTGAATATTGGTAAAAATTTACTTTATATAGGCGATTTTGCTTTAAATATTAATAATAATAATCATAATCAAGCTACCACACCTAACAGCTTAACTATGCAAATTATTGGTAAAAGTATTGTTCACGCTAGTAATACGTCCATTGGTGGTGATATTATTATTAATCCTGGTGTAAATACAACTAATGGCTTTAGGGGATCTATTAGGTTAAACAATAATAGTGTTCAGTTGCTTAGTGGTAGCAATGCTAATACAAAAATAAATGTTTTAGGTGGAACAGCAGCAAGCACCAGTGCTTCCGCAGGTTTTAATAGTTTAGGTGATTGCGTTAATCTAATTGGAACTACTGCAACAGAGCCATCTGGATCAACTAGTGCTGGGTCTGTTCTTTATGCGACCGATGGATTACTTAAATATCGAAACTATCTTAGTACAAAAAACTATTGGGTAGGTAACCCTGAAAATCCTGAAATTTGGCGAGATGTTGCTGATAATAATAGCGGATCAGTTTATAAAGAAAGATTTACTGCTTTACAAGCTATTAATACAGTAACAGATATTAGAACTTATTCTATTAATAATACTGCTATATTTTCTAATACTTTTCCTAGAATGATCTCAGTAAGAGTATTAGCTACTGCTATAGCTAATAGTACTGGTGTAGATGCTAGATCTACTGAATTAGTAGCAACATTTAAAGTATTAACTGGACCAACTTTATCGCAAGTTGGCACAACAGTAGTGTTATTTGATTCAGGAGCTAATATTACTAATCCAACGATTACTCTTACAGGAACCAATATTAGAGTAACCTCCGCAGCTCATGCTAGCCAGCAATGTCGTACCCACTATAAAATAGAGATAATGCAATATTAAACATATCTTTTGCTTTGATATAAATTTCTAATATATTAATAGGAGATAATCATGGAATTTACTACAGAATCTATTAATATATTATCAATGTTCTGGCAATTTGGTTTGCTAGCATTGGCTATTTCTGCTATTACATTTGTTTTTAAGAAAGTGATAGAATTTTTTATCATTTCTAACCCCAACGTACCTCTAGATAAAAAGTCTTTATTCTGGAGAGATGTTTTCCTTCCTATTCTTCCTATCATAATTGGCGGATTATTTGGATATCTAATCAAAACTTTTCCTTATCCTACCAGTATAAACGAAGCATCTTCCAGGATGTTATTTGGTTTAGTGGCTGGTATGTTTTCTGGCGTAATTTATCGAATGATTAAAAAATTTATTCTAGCTCGTTCTGGTATAACTGAAGAAGAATTTGATCATAAAACTAATGACACTATTATTAAGGCAGAAGTTAAAATAGAATCATTACCAACTGATACTACCACAGTCGATGTACCTGTTAGTGATAATAAAAAAGATGTGGTTCCTCCTCAATTGAGCTAAACATCTTATATATATAAAGAATAAAGGAACATTATGACAAATTTTCCATCTTCATTAGATGATGACCTAACTCTTCCCACTGTATTTGATAATATCACAGAAATTGGTGGTGAAGCAATCAACGCTCAAAAAGAAGCTATCATTGCCATTGAAACAACTTTGGGTATTAATGTCCAAGGATCATGTGATGATCTAGCTGAGCGCCTTGATTATCTTTTAAATGCAGACGGAAGTCCTAAAACCAGTGTATTGAATACTGTTGGTTTAGTTACTCTACCTATTACTAACTCTCAGATATCTGGATCAGCAGCCATTGCTGAATCAAAACTGGCTCTTAATTTTACTACGACTGATCTTAATGATGCGATCGAAGCCCTAGATGTTGATTTAGACTCTTTATCTACTTGGATATCAACTAATGGTACTGCTATCCTTAATCATATTAATGGTACAGCTTTTAAACATAATCTAAAAGATATTGATGTATCTGATGATAATTTAGAATTTTTCAAGAATGTTTTTGGTACCAATCGTTTAAGTACTAGTGCATTTACTTCTTTAAATGATCTTAATAGTGATTATATTAATCATCAAAAGAAAGACGGATTAGGCTCAGCTTTACCCAATATTACCACTACTAATAGCCAGGTTTATCCTAGCCAATACGCCCATACAGCTGGCGCAATTTATGTAGATACTTCTAAATTTAATGCCTTTGGATCTATTCCTCGACTTCAGGATCTATTAGAGTTTTTAGATAATTCTTCACTCTTAACTTTTGGTGGCAGAATAAAGAATTTTTATTCTAATGGCGTTAGTAAACTTAGTCAGGCTACCAGATTATCTTCATTTACTGAAGGTGAAGAAATAGTTCCTACGACTCCTGCCGTTGCTTATTTAAGAACAAATGGTTTAGGAAGTATGCCAATTGATAGCATTGATACTGGCGATGATGTTATTAGTTTAAATCCTACTAATAGTCAAAGACTGAATCACACTTTTGATGCTTTATTTAGATCAGTTAAACCTGGTGATATTATTCATGTTACTTACACTAACATTGAAACTGCTTATTCTATTAAAGAAATTAAGTATGACTCCGATGGATATAAGACATATTCTATTAGAATATTTGGTAAAAATATTGAATACAATAACAATTGTTCAGTTAGAATTACTAAAAAACTAGACAACAGCGAAAAATTTGGTGTAATGGCAGTAACAGCTGCTTACACTAATTACGGATTAGATTGCCGTGGACTAACAGTTATCAATCCTAAGAGTGCTATGGTTACTGGCATTGGTTTTGATGCCAGTCAATTTGATAATGCTCATTATAATTTATATTTAGCTTTATATCCTAATGGTAATGTGACTGATGGTTATCAATTATCAGTAATTGATGTTACTGGCAATGGTGGGACCACCCCTGGCGCTTATAATTTAGAAACAATAGTTACTACTACAAATGAAGCCTTTAGAAAAATTGGTTTTAATTTACGAATGTCAGCTTTTAGTTATAAAGGTGAATTCGGTTTAGCTCTTGATCCAATTAATGGAGCAAGTTTTTCTATCATTGGAGGTATAAGATCACAAGATCTTACAGGTGATGATGTTGGCAATTATGAACAAGATGTAAGTCAATCAACATATCCAAATAACGTTATTGATGTATTTACTTATTTTGATATTGAAGGAAAAGATCCACTTGGTTTAGGACCAGCCGGTAGTAATCATGCTTCTCCAGTATATAATTCAACTTACTACACTGTTGAATCGGCAGGATTGCCTACAAAATTATTTAAACCTTTACGTAAAAATAATTATTATGTTGGTGGTAATGAATTTGATGATTTGGCTAAAGATATCGATCAAGCTATTGATAGTAACGGTGATGGATACTGGCTAGCTAAATTTGAATCAGTTATTAATACTGGTGGAAGATCCTCTGTTACCTATAGAGTAGAAAAAAATCTATCAGCTAGCGGACTAAAAGTAGGTAAATCAGTTGTTATCCAAAAGAAAACTGCTGGTGATAATAAATCATTTGGTAGATTTATTATTTCTGGAGTTTCATATTATGACTGTAGTTGTGCTGAAGGCGTTTATACGGATATTCAGGTAGTAGATGCGGTTCACTCTAATAATGGAACAAGTGGATCTAGCGCTTTTCTAGGGATATCAGTAAATGATGAGGTGTTATTATATTTTAGTAATGATACTGTTTCATTTAACAATGAACATATTTCTGACTTAATTCCATCTGTCGATGATTTTTTTAGATGGTTTGAAATCTTGGTTGATGATCAGGGAAGAACTTTCAGTAATGAAAGACTAAGATTATTTGATAGTACTCAAATTTTTGAAGATCAACAATGGACCAATAATCTCGGAACTAGTACTTATTATGTGATCAATAATATTTCACCAAAGTTAAAGGGCTTTGGTGATGCTACTAAACCTTATATAAGATTAAATTATACTTATAATTCTCTTACTGGAGTAGTTAGTGCATTTATTTCTAATAGAACACAAACAAAATCTGGAAATACTACTATTGGTAAATGTAATGAGCCATTAAAAGTATTTGATGTTTCTGGTAATGATTATATAGAATTTACTATTGCCAAGGATGCCCCAACTTTAACTTCTGGCGTTGTTGATATACAATTGTTTCCATCTCAACAAGGTAATTCTAGTTTTATGGCATTGGCAGGAGTTTGGGTACCAATTTTTAATATTAGTAAAACTTTAAAAGTTACTAAAGATTTAAGAAATTTTGGTAACGTTGGAGTTAAAGACCTATCTACTGAAAGTTTAAATTATATTGCTGCAGTGCCAGCAGTATCCACTACTAATGGTGTCATTAATGGTTTTGATATAAATAATTTAGATAGTACTCAGGAATTAATAGAAACTAATTATTTCACTGAAAGTAATTACTTTATGGGTGCACCAGTTCTCAGTAATAAGCTTTTAATGAATGGTGGATCAGCCATTATTAATGGTAAAGTTGTACTAAAAAATTATGAAGCTGTGTATGTTCCGCAGATCACTAATACTGGTGATATATTTGCAATACTATATTTAACTTTAAATGAAAATGGTGATTATGAATTTTTCTTAAAGAAAGATATAGTAACTGATACTTCTTTAGAAGTAGATTCAATTCTTGATAGTACCACTTATAAAATTAATAATGCTACTTTATCAGAATTAAGAGCAAATAAAAGTCAATTAGTTCTTTACGCAATTAAAATAACGAATTTTGTAACAGAATTTTATCCAGTAGATATTCGTAGATATGTGCATGATACTGATTCAACTGGTTTTGCTACTGTTGATGGATCTGGTACTGGATATAATTTTAAAACAGTTCAGTCAATGATAAACTATGCTTTATTAAATTCTGGAGCAGGTGATCAAACTGGCATTAGTACAGAGCTACATGTTAGAAATACTACTGAATTCTTATCATGTTGGTATGTGGATGATAGTTTTGCCACACCAACTGTTATTGATGGAAATAACACAACTACTTTTATTATTGCTGGTGTATCTCAAGAAGCATTTTTACCAACTAATTTAATTTTAAAGAATTGTAAAGTAAAAATGTTTAATAGTGGTAGTTATGCTACTAGTTTCCGTGCCAAAGGTAACTCTAGGTATGAAAATGTTACGTTTAGTAATTATTCATCTGAATTTGGTACTTTTTATGCTAACTATCCAATAAATTCTAGTGGGAGTGTTAGCTACTCTGAGTGTACATTCTTTATCAATAAAGCTTCAGCATCTATTTATTCAAATCCACGACTAAAAGAAATTCATCACATAATTTCTGAAGTAGATGGTGATGGTACGATTTCTTTTGAAAATTGTAGATTCACGGCGGCTGGCACAATATCAGAGGCTGGGTTTGGACCATCATTATTAATGATAAGTGATACCACTAGTGGCGGATCTGTGATAGTAAAAGATTGTAAATTTAATGGTGAATATACACATGCTATTGCTTCAGATGTAAATAATAGCAATATTACTATTGATGGTTGTACACTTAATACTTCGCATGACTATACAGTAGGTGTTGCTAACTATCCCAGTGATATTACTGATATATTGAAAGCTATTGATGGTGAAATATATTGGTATGATAATTATGGATCCGGAGTCAATGCCAATAAATCAAGTAATATAAATATTACAAATAATAAATTTATTACCGCAACTACAAATCAATGTCCAAAAATTTTAATTGAAGTTTTTAGATCTGTTGATAGTTTCAATAGTGATGCTGCCCTGGTTATTGAAAATTTAAACATTAGTAATAATAAGTTTTATGATGTATTTGAGACAACTAATGCAATGATTGCAATAGTTAATAAATCAATCAGTGGCGAAACTAATATTTATTTTAATGGTACAGCCCCAAATGCATTTCCATTTATATTAAATAATCTCACAATAGAAAACAATAAAGCATATGTTACTGGAAATGCATTTGCTGATTCGCCAGTCAATAGTAAATCAATTGTAATTGCTGGTATCACCCATCAAAAATCATTTGTTTTTAATAACTGTGAAATTAAAAACAATTTTTGTCAACGTTTGGGAATTTTTGGTTGGCAAAAATCAGGATCCTCTGATACACCAGGATCAAATATTGTTATTTCAAATAATAATATTGATTACATTCATATTAGTGATACCAATGGCTTTGATAGTCCGCTAGAATCAACTAGTCCTTCAGTTCCGCTGTGGGCTAATAATACAATCCATTATGGTTTAAATGATTTCATTATGGATTATTCTATTCATAATAACACTTTATCTTGGTTATCTACTGCTGTATCAAGCAACATAGATATGAAAAGCAAGATAGAAAATAATACTTTTGAATATAAAAATTCTTTAATCTTAGATAAGTATAATGGTAATATTTATTATTATCGATATAATACTACTAATAACTACCCTATTAAAATAACTCATAAAAATAGCACCTATAATCCATCTCCAACTCCACCGCTTAAATTTGGCAGATTATTTGTTAAAGGTAATACTGTGGTTGGATTGTATTCTGGTTTGTTCAATATTGATAAATATGTTACGATGAGTAATAATAGTTTTGAAAATACTAATTTTACAGTCGATTTTGGTAACTATGTTTATGGTGGAAGTGTAGAAAATAATACCATTCAATTAGGTAGTTTGCTAGGCACTGATTTATTCACTGATGGAGCCTCAACTGGCGGAATTGTCAGTTATAAAAATAACACTATACATGATCAAGGTAGTTCATTTATGATACCAGGATATTTTGGCAATACTCCTCGTGTTGTAGCGGCTAACGTTGGTCAACAAAATTATGCAGTTATCTCTCTAAGAGAACTTAACTCTACACTCGTAGATGATACTACATCTAATAAATTAATTAGACGCTTAGATGTTCCTAATGATAGAAGTACCTTTACTAAAGGATTTGTACTCAATGCTACAGCAACTGATGTATTTAGTGGAATAATTAATCTTTCTGATAAATTACCACCTGGTGTAATCATCAAAAATGTGAAGCTTGGAGCTATCTTAAGAACCTCTGCTGGAGCTGTTGGACCAACTCTCGATCCTGTTTCGACGATGTCGATGTCGTTATATACTCCTAATCATCTGGCTGGAAATATTAATGATTTTACTGATGTTAATGCCAGAGCAGTGGGTGGTGCGGATACTACGCTTGTCAGTGATAATATCTTGACAGCTACGATGAATATTACTAATTTAAACTCAAACCGTTTAATTCCTACTTCTACTTATATGGAAATAACTGATGGAACAGTAACTAGATTTTGTAGTAATCATTTTAAATCACAAGTTGTTTATTTACAAATTAAAATGGCAATTACTAGATCAGTTGCTACTAATGCAGAAATAATTTTCTCACCAATAGTAATTGAATATGTTCATGGAGCTGTAACTTAATGGCAACGGGTAATTGGTACGATACAGATTTATATCGAATCTTTGGGATGTTACAAACATCTATGATTATTCTTCCCAAAGAATTGGTTATTGCTGGGTTGCGTGATTTTTTTGCTAAAGATTCATTTTATCATTATGTAGCTGACGAATGGGGATATCCAAAAACTGTTGATCATACTGACTTGCCATTAGGTTCTGGCATTGGTGATGATGTTACTACAAGAATTTTTATTGGAGAAGCTTTTCGTCAAGATATTCAATTTTTTCCTTCAGTTATAGTAAAAAATGGTGGAATGAGATCAGTACCTATCTCTATGAATAGAGAGTGGGGAAGTTATGTATCTGAAAATAGAATTTATGAAGATGGATATGGTAATACAAAGACTATTAGAATTCCTAAAGCATTTAGATTTGAAGGTATAAATGAAGGAACTATTAATATAGAAATTACAACAAGATCATTACGCACCAGAGATGATTTAGCTGAATTAATATATATGTTTTTTGTTGATATTAGATTTAGTGATTATAAACATGCTGGCTTAGTTGTAAAAGGCGTTAGCATATCATCACCATCAGAAGGCGATGATAGAAATAATAAATTTTATAAAGTAACTGTAACTTTAGATATTCGTACAGAATGGAAAAGAGAAATACCAATTGATAATTATATTGAAAGAATTCTTTTTAATGTAACAATAGGTAATATTGATAGTTCGGTGCCTACATCTCCTAATTTAACAATACATTCAGAAGTTTCTTATTTAGATTTACTACTAAATTCAGGTGAGCAAAATAATAAAAAATGAGAGTTAGTTTTTTAACTAATAAAAAGCAATTCTTTTAAAGAAAGTTTTAGTTTATAATAATAGTGCATATATTTAGTGCATTAATCTAAAGGATAGTATATGGCTAATATCAATGGCGCAAGCAACATAAATCCGGGAGTATTTTCAGAAGTTGTAACCGAATCTCGTGGAGTTGCTGCGGGTTCACCGACTAGAATGGTCGCAATAATTGGTGAAGGTCTTGCCAGCGAAACGGTTGTTTCTTCAGCTGCGGGCAATGGCACTGATGGTGTTAACGAAGACTATACCAGTTCTGCTGATGCCGATGGCAGACACTTTCAGCTTACTAGATTCCCTCTGGTTTCTAACCGTTCACAGCTATTTATTAATGGAGTGAAACTATCTGTTCTTGAAGGAGCAGTTGATAACCTTCCTTTCTCAAATAAATTTGATGCTCGGCTCGACCCCGAACTTGGTCAAATTGAACTTCAAACCGCTTATCTAGTTGATCAAGGTGGAGCTTTTTATACTAAATCATCTAGTTCAGTTGGTAAAGGAACAGTTGATAGTCTAACACTTTTAGATTCAAATGCCCCCACTGAAACCTGGACTATCCGCTGTGTTGGTGTTCAGCGCAACATGAGTAATCAACCTGTTGACAAAACTGCTAAGTTTGCGGCTTTTGGAACCTCTTCTGGTTCACCTGTAGATGCTCTTGGCAATCCTGTTATTTGGGTGGCTGATGGTTATACTGTTAGCAATGGAATTCTTTCTTTTGCTATCTCAGAAGAACAATCTGGTGGTAACTCAGTTTCACCCTTCCGTGAAGGTGACGCATTTGTTATTAAAGTTAAAGGCGGGGTATTAGGTCGTTATGCTTCTCTTTCTGCCAGCTTTATTCCAGTAGAAAATATTAATGGCACTTTAGTAACTGACAGTATGAATACTGTTGTTAACCAATTTGGTCTACCTTCAGTTGATAACACTCTTTCTCAGGGTGCTGCTCTCGCGTTTCAAAATGGTGCTCCAGTAATTACTTGCGTTCAAGCGGCTCCTGCTATGCCACGTCGTCAGTCATTTATTCTTTCTGATGGTGTTAGAGCTACATCCACTTTAGATGATGACTTTATTTTCCCTCTTCCGGCTGGCGTTGTTCCTGATCCTGATCAATCCATTCATTTCTTTGTAGAAAATCCTACCACTAGTGTTGAGCAGCAATTACTCCCTAATAAGCTAGAATTTAATAGTTTAGGGGAGGTTGGATTTCCGACTGTTAATCAATTTATCTTTGATGACACTGTAGCTCCTGGTGGATATAGTTTCAGCTATTCAGTTATTCAACAAGATGAAATTGTTGATAATGGTTTTGATGGCTATATGGCTCGCGAGCTTCCATTCCTTAAGCGTGGTATCTTTACTGGCACCAATGCTTTTGATAGTACCTATGTTGGTAAAACTCTAAAAGTAATTGATGCTAACAATGTAGCTAATAATGGCAGTTTTACTGTTACTTCAGTTTCAGATGGTAAGCTTTATTTCTCAGTAACTACGTTCCCTGATTTTACATCTGGTTCAAGTATAACCTTTACTATGTTTGACCCTCAGACAGGAATTGCAGTTCCTTTAGTTACTGGAACAAACGGCGTTCTTACTGCTGGCGTTGGTACTGGTAACGGTACTTTCCAAAGCACTATTGGCGTCTCCGGATATGATTTCTCACTGGTATCAAATCTTACTTCTAAACAATTAAGAATTATTGGAACTGCTACTAATAACGGTTATTATGATATCACTGGTTACAATGGCGGTACTAATACGCTAAACATTTCAAAGACTTTCGTAGTTGAATCAGGTCTTCGTTATGAAGTACAAGATTCCAGCGATACTTCTTCATTCGTGGTTGTTAACAAAAACATTGTTCCCAATGGTTATGGACTCAGAGTCACTGTGGTTGATGAAAAAGATGCTGATTTCTATGATGCTGGTTGGGTTAATGCTCTTGAAGCATTAGAAGCTGTTGAATGTGACATAGTTGTTCCACTTCCGAAGCAAACCATCTCAGTTATTTTCCAAAACACTGTTGCTCACTGTCGTACCATGAGTACTATCAGAAACAAAAAAGAACGTATTGCGATGATTGGTGCGATTAAGGGTCTAAAACCTGAAAATCTTACTGGTGTTAAACCTGCTGCTGTTGAAGATATTGGATTACTTGAAGGAATTCAAGGAGATAATGTTACTGAGGTTCTAGCTAACAATATTGAAGATCTTACTAATTACAGTGTAGCTGACGGATTTGGTAATACTTTCCGTTGTATGTACTTCTATCCTGATGAAATCGTAGTAAACAATGGTAGTAATGTTCTTATCGATGGTTTCTATCAAGCCGCGGCGGGTGCAGGTTTCTTTGCTAGCCAACCCCGAGTAGCAATTCCTCTTACCAATAAGACACTTACTGGGTTCACTATTCAACGTAGCAAACTCTTGCCGCAACGTACCAGAGAAGCTCTTTCAACTGCTGGTGTTACTGTACTTCAGCCTGTCCAGGGTGGCGGATTAGTTCAATGGGGTCTTACCACTTCACAAAGTGGATTCGTAGAAGAGCGCGAAGCTTCCATTGTATTCATTCGTGATGCAATTGCTAAGAGATTCCGTAATAGTTTTGACGGATTTATTGGTCAACCTGAAGATGATACATTAATTGGAACATTAAGTGCACGAGCAGTTGTTGTTCTTAATAGCTTCTTAAGAGAATTAATTACAACTTATAAAGACCTTGTTGTTGTGCAGGATTCAGTAGATCCCACTCAATACAATATTTCTGTAAGAGTTAAGCCTGTTTATCCGGTTAATTTTATCTATATTAGAGTATCTATTGGAAACCTTTAAAGGATTATAAATAAATGGCAAATGCACCCAATACAAATAGCACCTATACATTCCCGAACGGTGACAATAGAACGAGTACATCTCTATCTACTCATATGATTCTAAAAGTCGCAGGGACCCCAATAGGAGCTATTCAAAACATAAACGTAAGCGAATCAAGAAGTATTAGCATGATTGCTGAATTAGGTAGTGATGGATTTATTGACTCTACTCCTACTTCTTCAACCAAAGTATCAGGATCTGTATCAAGAATTCGTTATGATAGAATGCGACTAACTGAAGCCATGAGTCGTGGATATCTACATCTTGCAGCTCAACGTTATCCTTTTGATATTGAAATTCAAGATATTCAAAAAGAACAGCCAAACAACCAAATTATTACTATAATTAAAAACGTTTGGTTTGAAAGTCTTTCATACAGTCTTGATGCGAGCAATTGGCTCATTACTGAATCTTGCAATTGGAGTGCTGAACATATTTTTTCTTTCCGTCCTAATGGCACTTCCGCTGCTACTGGTGGAGATGGTAAAATTAAAGTTTATCCTCATGATGCTATCGAAGAAGCTGCTGATCTTGGCAAACGCCGTGGTGGTCTTGATGCTCCTGGTCTTATTGATCTTGTTCTTAGTGGATCTAATTCAGGTTTTTAATTTATATTAATATAAGGTTTTAAAAAAAGAGAGGATATATTCCTCTCTTTTTGTTATATTACGTTATATAAACGACATGACACAATTTAAATCATCCATTGGTCGAAGAAATTCTGGTCCCGCTCAGCCTCAAAGAAATTATACAATTCCTGATGGAGCATCTATGCCCTCTGAGTATATTGATAAACCTAGTCAAGAAATGTATAATCAAAGTTTCTTTGCTAATCAACAGCAAAATGTTCCAGCTGATCCATTTCCACCTCAAGCTACTCATGAGGATCTTTTCCCTGGACAACCATCATTTACAAATCCTTATCAGCAACCACAGCAGCAAACTTTTCAGTCAACAAATTTTCAACAGCCAATGCGAGACCCACGACAAACTGTGAATCTAATTCAACGTAAATTAGATTCTCTTCTTCATAGTACTATTATTAAAAAAGAAATAGTAATAGATGATGTGCTTAGATTCACTATTAAAAATTTAAACAATGAAGAGCAAATGAGATCTATTTTGGCAGCTACTGAGGCTAAATTTAAGATTGAAGAGTCATCTATTATTAGAGATTATATGGTAGCTCAGTCTATTGATAATGTAAGTAATATGACAATAGAGCAAATTTTTGGAAAAGACTCATTGGAGTTTAGACTTTATCTTGTTAAAAAAATAGATGATAAAATTGTAATGCGTCTACATCAAGAGATTCTTTTATTTCAGGAAGAATGCGAAAAAAAGTATGGCGTTAAAACTGAAGATGAATTTAATAAATTGATTGAAGAAATAAAAAAAGCGTAAATGAACTGGAATATCAGTTTCTGTTTTTTCTTTGTGAGATGTTTGCATGTCTTCCAGATGATAAGCGTATAACAGAAATGAGTCCAGTTCATAAATTGTTCTTTTTCTTTCATTGGATTCAAAAAAACAATGAAAGATTTGAGTTAGCAAAAGATCACGCTTACATTATTGGTGGATTTATAAATCCAGAAGCTATCAAAAAACTTCTCGGCGCCAATGCTAAAAAATCTTCTACTGAAGATTTTGATAAAACATTTGATATGTTATCAAATTCGCCAACGTTTCAAGCTAATAATCAGCCAAAAAGAAGAAGGAAACTTTCTAGAAAATGAACGAAGAAGAAGAGCTTAAAAAACTTGAAGAAGAACTAGCTGCTGAGGAAGCAAAAGAAGCTTTAGAAAAACGTAATGAAGCTATTAGAGAAGCTTCAGAAGTAAATTCAAAGTATGCTAACAATACTAAAACACAATTTGGTACTGCATCTAATGCAGTTAAAGATAGTTCAAACGTTATTAGTGATCATACAAAAAAAGCTACCGCAGCAGTTATTGGAGCAGGAGCCGCAGTAGTTAAAACTGGTAAAGAGGCAATAGCTGGAAATAAAGATTTATTGTCTGCAACATCAGAAATTTCAAAACATATGACTGCTGCTGCTTTTGCTTTTAATAATTATACCAAATCAGTTGCAGATGATACAAGAAGTACAACTAAAGAATCAATTAATGATATTAAAAATATGATTAATGAATCAGGTAAAAATTTACCGGGTAGTGGAATTTTATCAAAACTTGGCGGCGGAAGCACTTTAAGGTTTTTATCAGGTCAAATGGAAGATATTATGGAAAGCGCAGACGGCATTGAAAATTACCGAACATCATTGATGGAATTAGCTGCTACACGTGGTGATTTGAATAAGTTCTTTTCTGGGGTCGGCGAAAATTTTGAAAATGTAGGAAATTATTTAAAAGCAGATGTTGCTACTAATATAGAATTATCTAAATCTTTAGGTTTATCAATAAAACAAGTAGAAGACTTAAACAAAAAATTTGGCGAAATTCCCGGAACATTAGGGGAAACTATAAAAGTTGGTGGAAATGCTGTCAAAACAATGTCTCTTTTAGAAGGCGCAGTTAATTTGGCTAGAGGAAGTGGAAGATCATTTACAGAAGTTCAAGCCGAAGTAAATGTTGCTTTAAATGAATTTGGTTTCTCGGCACAAAAAGCTATAGAATATTCTTCTAGAATAGCAGAAGTATCTAAGGTTGGTAATATGCCACTAAGCGTAGCTAAAGGTTTAATACATGACATATCTAATACATATCGATTGTATGGTAACAACGTTGACGCTGCAAGTAAAATGAGTTTAAAATTTTATGATAATCTTCGTCAGAGTGGTGTCTCAGCTAAGGACAGTCAAAATATAATTACAGGATTTAGCAATTCAGTAGAAAAATTAAGCCTAGCACAAAAATCATTTTTATCGGCTCAAACAGGTGGTCCTGGCGGATTGCTAGGTGGCATACAAATAGAAAAAATGCTAAGTGAAGGCAAAATGGATGAAGTTTTTGATAAAGTAAAATCTACTCTTCAAAAACAATTTAATGGAAAAATAATGACTCTTGGAGATGTTAAAACACAGGAAGATGCATCTGTGTTTACAAAACAAAGAACATTATTAAGACAAGGACCTTTAGGAAATATAGTTGGATCTGATGCTGAAGCTTCTAAAGTTTTGGAATCCTTTAAGCGTGGAGAGAAATCTGTTCTTTCAGGTGAAAACAAACCACAGCTTGCTAAAGATGCAAGCGATAGTTTAGTTGGTCCAATTGAGAAAGGAAATGAGATTGGTTTAAGAGGAAATAATATTTTATTAGATATGAAACGCGCTTTGGAAATTGAGTTCAAAAAGCGTGGATTTTCAAAAGGTTTGGAGGGTATTGGTACAATGACTGGAGGAGCATCTCCAACTGATACCCCAGAGTTAACTGAGATGAAAAAAGATATTAGAGATAGACAATCTACCGCCAGAGTATTAGCAGGCAAGAGAGTATCTAGACAAAAAGAAGGCAAACCAGAACCAATTGGAGATTTATCAGAACTTATTGATGTAAAAGAATTAGGAAGTAGAGTTTTACATCAAACAAAAGCCTTTAGAGAAACAATAAAAAATAACGTCACTACTACTAATACACAGGCTGAACCAAACAAAAATCATACCACCCCATCAATACCACCACATCCATCAAAACATGCAAATGCTACAACCCAAAGAGGAATTAATACTGTGACAGGAACAATTCCTGCGAACGATGATAAAATGAAAGAGGCAGCCATTGCTGCCCGCCATGCTGCCCGCCATGCTGTAGCTACAACAAATAATACAACAAATACAACAAATACAGCAAATAAATCTGTTGCAAAAGTTATTAATAAAGAAAAACCTGCAGATGTTGATGCTCTAACAGCAGAGTTACAAAAGCGATATGGTCAAGAAGTTAAAAAGCAGTCAGAAGAAAATAAATTACCAGTTGTCGCTGAAAGAGGAGCTAGTACGGCATTAAAAGTTGCTAAACAATCTAAAGATACTGATAAGTCACCAACACCTGCTAATAAAGAACAATCTCCACAAGCAGCTGAGTTTAAACATTCTATAGAAATAGATATTTCGGGTCATTGTAAGGTATGTGGTAAGCAAGAGCTTATTTCTAAAAATGTGTTAGCACTTAATCCTGCTGCTGGTATTGGTAAGAATTTAAAATAAGGCGTATCTATGGTTTCTATTGGTAAACTGTTAAATAGTGTTGGAACAACAGCTGAAGGAATAGTTGATGGTTTAAATAAAGCTAACAACTTTGCTAATAATCAACTACAACCAAATAGTAATCCTAACACTGGAGCTTATTTACCTAGCAGCCAAGTGGTTCCTACTAGATCAGATGGTGCCTATAAAAGAAATATTATTCATTGGTTTATTCCAGAAATAGGTGTGGTAGAAATGTATGTTAATCCACAGTCTATTAATTATCAATATCGCAAATTAATAAATAAAGAAAAAACGAAAAATGGATATTCTCTTCAATATTTTGGAGAAGATTTGCCAACTCTAGCTATTTCTGGTAATACTGGTAGTTCCGGAATTGAAGGAATGAATGTATTGTATGAGATTTATCGAGCTGAACAAATTGCTTTTGATCCTATGGCTGTACAATTATACGCAGCCACTAATGACTTATCTAGTGAAGTGGGATCATTTCTAGGTGGTGGAAACGCCGGTGCAATTGGGTCAGGAATAGCTGATGCTTTATTTGGTCAAACCGGAACAACGGGTTTGGCTGGAGGCATTAATAGCAATATTCCAACTTTAGCTTCTATTGCTTTTGGTATAGAGATGTATTACATGGGTTGGGTATACAGAGGATACTTTGAAAATCTCAGTATCACTGAATCAGCTGATAATTTTCTTTGGAATTATAATATGAATTTTGCAGTAACTCAAAGACGAGGATATAGAGGAAATTACTTTGCTCACCATCGATCAGCTAACAGTGGACCATCTAATAATGTTGATCCGGCTGATTCTTATAATGGCAATCAATTAGGAGTTCCTCTAAGCTTCAAAGGTTAATATGTCAAACATTTTAAATGGATTAAATTCATTTCTTAATGATCAATTAAAATTTGGTGAAAATCAAAATATTGATTTATCTACAGTAGAAAATGGAAAAAGAAATCTTTATGCTAATCTAGGATCTAAAGCTAATACAATTGATGCCTCAGAAGAACGATCATATAGTGAAAAGGGATATTTGGAATATGATAGTTTTTCTGTATTGCCACAAAAAACTCAAACACATTGGCAAGAACCCTCTTATACTATTTTTGTAAAAAAAGCAATGTTTTCTTCTTTGTCAGATAGTTTTGCTTTAAACTATCTAGATGAAAGTGAAAAACTTTTTTATAAAAGCGTCAAAACTTTATTTCAAAATAAATGCAAAGCTATCGCAGCCTACGAAAGATTGACTAAAGCTTCAGCAATAGTTGATTTAACAGGAAAGGTGGATACTGATTTATTTGGAATTATCAGTGGGTCAGTAGATATATTAAGTTCTTTCTTTCCTGATAATGATTCAATTGGATCATTGAAAGCTACAACTGATAAAATAAAAAAATTAACAATTTACAATAAACCTGCTACATTTACTAGCTGGATTACTGATGATACTGCTTTATCTAGCGTTATTGGTGCTGGTACAGGTGTATTGGAATTAACAAATGTTAGAAGTTTTAGCACTACTATAAGTGTTAGTCAGGATGGAGGAGGAAATTTATCAATCAATGATCCCTACAATTTAAATATTATTACTTTAAATGATATAGAAAAAGCTATTAGTGATGCTGGTAATGCTTTTTATAATAGTAAATTTTTGTCCACACTTAATAATGTTAATGATGATGTTATTAAATCTAACATGGATCAATTAAATTCTTTAAGACAGTCTCGCGGAGTTGGTCAATTAACATTTAAAATAAATAGTAATACTATTTTTGGTAAGCGTTTAACCATTATTAATGATCGATTGGGCATTGAAATTCCATTTGACACAGGTAATATTAATAATGGCATTGTCAATGGCTTTATTTTAACTAATGAACAGCCATCAGTCATTGGTGATGAGGGAGTTAATAAAAATAACAAAGAGCTTTATTTTGTTAACAAAATTATTAAAGACATTTTCAATAAAATGTCTTATGATACAGTTACTAAAAGTTTAGTTAATTTTGGTCCAAGAGAAGGTGATCAAGATACTCCAATAAATTATGTACGTAAAAAAATGATTTTCTGGTTTTTAACTAGAAATATTATTGATGTTAATGATGTAGTTCATATTTACGTGAATAGTAAACATCAAGTTGATAGTAAAATAAGTTCATTACGTGATAATTTTAATAAGTTAACTGTGATACAATCTGTTTCAAATAGTGTTGCTAATATAAAAGAAACTTTTAATCAAATTGCTGGAATATTTGGAGCGGGCGGTACTAATTACGAAATAGAAAAAGCCGTTTTTGCTGGTCCAGATTTTCCCAATGTATTATGGACAATGCTAAGAGAACAGTTTGTTACAGAAAAAACTGGTATATCAATTTTTTGTGGATTAGTTACTAATGCCAATGTTCAGTATAATAATGGTGTGTATACTACCACTGTTAACATGACAGATAATAAAAAATACCTTTCATTTGGTCAAGTTAATAGTCAACCATCTGTTGATGTTTTCAATGGATCATTATATGACGTTCTTACTCCATTTAAAAGCAAATTTGATAGCAATGTCTTTAGTAAAGATTATAAGCCTAATGATTTGCTAGATGAAAATAAAGCTTTACTAACTAAAAATCCAGATCAAATAAAAATCAAAAGTGGTCCATTAGCTGGTCGACCAGCTAATTTTGAAAATTTATTTGGTGATGTTTATGTTGATAAACAGGGCAGAATTAATAGAGCTTTCTATGCTCCCGACGGCTTAGTATATCGTCATAAAGAGGGTATCAGTGTATTAACGCAATTTGGTAAATTTGATGATTTAGCAGAGCCAGCCAGAATTGGTGCTCCTAATATCGCCAATAATCCATTTGCTGGTCAAGATGTAATGAACACACTTAGTTTATTGATTAGTGGTGTTCCTTATAACTATGCTACCTATTTAAAGGGTATTAAAAATTATAATACTAGTCAAACAGATAAATTAGGTAATACTGTTGCAGGATCATCTTTTTTTGATAAATTTAGAACAGATCTAAGAAAAGTAAATCGTTTATATGGAAATTTTGTTCCATTTAAAAATTATACAAGTAATGAACAAACTTACCGTAATTTACTTCTAAAACAATCTATAACAGAAACAGCTAATGAAAAAGTTAGCGAAATTATGTCAGAAGTTTCTCAGTTGAGTGCGGAATTACGTATTGCTGGAGAGGGTCAAGGCGGCGACAGTACAGATCAAGTAACTATTCTAAAAGATAGATTATCTACTTTGACTAATAATGCTAATGATATCATCAGTGAAGCGAGCGCCGCCGTACAAAAGATAGAGATTCCTAACTCTGTATTAGATGTAGATGATATTAGTTCAATGGATCCATTGAACAATCAAGAATCGAGAAAGAATATAAAGAAAAAAGTAGGCTTCCTAACAAGAAGATTATCTTATAATGTAAGATCAAATGATGATACTAATTATCTAATTATTGATGATTCATATGATAAAGATTATGATATTGCTGCATTTGAAAATGGTATTGCTAATAACATTAAACCGTTTGATAGCGAGTATCTGACTCCAAGAGAAAAAGTTGATAGTGTAGCTTCACTGCTTGAATTAGAGTGTTTTTCTAATAGCCAGGGTCATATAGTTATTCGTCCTCCACAGTACAATAAAATTCCTAGCTCAGTATTTTACCGAATGATGGAATTAAAATCAAAAACAGGAATCAGAATATTTCCAAAATTTCTAGAAGATTTGTTTGGTTTACAGATAGAAACTGTTTCAGCCAAAATTGAATCACTAGAAGATCGTATTAGAATTGTGTGTTCTTTTCTTAATACTTCTTTTTCTAGCGGGATCGCCGTCTCGGGGTTCTCGGTTACTAATGATTTTGAAGCGGCTGCTTTCATTCAATCTAATTCTACCGTTAATGTGGCTAAAAAAAGAAGTAGCTTTCAATTTTTAACAGACACAAATGGAGTGCTTTCTAACATAGAGGCAATAAAAAATATTAGATCAATTGATGATTTAAAAAATAATACAGGTTTTGAAGACATTCAAAAACAAACATATACATCTAGTCAATTAGGAATTCAACCAAAATTAAGCATTCTTACCTACCTTACTGGTAATAAAAATCCTGTTGCCCCAAGACCGATTGATGGAACTTATGGTGGATCTGCTATTGAAAGATTGCGAAATCGTGGTGAGGAATTTAGCACCAAAGAATATACTAACTCTATTGGTCAAGGTACATTTGCTACTAATTTATTAGATGTATATAAAACTTTAAATTCTTTGGATAGTTTATTAAAAGAACGAGAAAAAATGATAAAAGTTCTTCATTTTTCTTTGAAAAATCTAGTAGAAGCTAATACTATTGATGGAGAATCTTTACAAGATACTATTTTTTCTTATGCTCCTAGTAAATACATTCCTGAACTTTATTCGGGATTAATTGAAGATGAAAGTTATGACGATCTGGGTCCAGGTTCAGGTCAAAGATACATTATTTCCGATGATAAAATTAAATCATTTACTATAAATTATGCTGAGCCTCAATTTACTTCTATTACTGTGTCTGGTATTCTTGGGGATTTTATAGGTCAAGGATCTTTTGATGCTGGGACCTTTCAAGGCGGAAATAGTTTAGTTTCAGCTACAGCTATTGATTTTGACATGTTACGTCGCTATGGTTCTAGAAAAACTAATAATATTAATTTACCTTTCTTTACAAATCCAGAAACACAATGTGCGCCATATGCCGTTTCGTTATTAAATAAAATAAGAAAAACATTAATAACAGCCAATGTTTCATTAGTAGCAAATGAATACTATCAGGCAGGAGATGTGGTTTACTTAGAAAGTCAAAATAAATTATTTTATGTTGATAGCGTCAGTCATAATTACTCTGAAGGTTTTAGTTATGGAACAGATCTAACATTAACTTATGGTCATGCTCCAGGAGAATATATTCCAACTATTTTAGATGTTGTTGGAAAACTTCTCTATAAGAATCGTGATAATCAAACTTTTATTAATTTTAGACAGCAACAGACTGATTCATATAAACCATATGGGGTTTTTATTCTAGAAGGATCCAATACTTTCATTAATCTAAATGATCCTGGTCAATCAAAAGTAGGATTTTCTAAGAATAATAGCCAATTAATTACTGATTTATTATTTGACGCATCTTTGATGATTGAAAAATATAAAGTTAGTAACACTAAAATGAAAGTATCTGTGGAAATTAGGGCTTATGGTAAAGAAGAAGAAGGAGATAATATTGCTTCAATAAAAGCTGCCGAGAGCTTTAAAACGCTATTAACACAAGGTTTCAACGGGGCTCCTCCTATGAGTGAAGATGATATAAATGTAGTATCTGTTTTATTGGGACCATCGGAAAGTCGGAGCCCTACCCAAAAAGCTATGTCAATTAATCATGATTTATATCTAAATACCAAAACAGCTAATTTATTAGATCATTTATACGCTCAAGTTCTTGACGTATTAATAAAATTTGAGGAAAGTTAATGCTAACAGAACAAGTTGGATTAGTAAAGACAGGAACAGTTATTTCGGTCAATCCTAGCAAAAATACTATGGATGTTAGTGTGGATGGCTTCAGTGTTGGTGGAGTTACTAACAATATTACGGTTTCTATTCCTCAACCTTTTATGAATTCTAAAAACATTAGTGCCGTAGGATTACCTAGCACAGGAACTACAGTTATTGTAGCTCAAGGGTTAGGTGGTCAATATCATTGTATTGGTTTTTATAGTAGAAATTTTGATAATACTAATATAGATGATGAATCTTTTACTATTAGTTCCAACAATAATACTTTTTTTAAAGTTAAGAAAAATAACATTGTTTTAGGTGAAAATAAAAAAAATATCACTATTCAAACCAATGTAAATAATAGCTTTTATAATAGTTATTTTGATAGTTTTTCAGAATTTTCTGAAGGAACCAGATTTGTAAGTGGGGCTGTTAAAAGAGATTTAACACAAAATTCTAATATTCCTGATAGTTTAAAATTACAAAATCCTAGCTATGATGATTTTCTTAAACCAATTGGCTTTGATAATACATTAGCTTCTAATAAATTTAAAAACACTACAACTAAAAATCCAGCTTTTATTGAGTCTAGATACTTAGTTACAGAATTTCCTGAAAATTCTAATGTATTAGATGATCTTACTGAAAGTAATAATTATGGGACAGAATCAGTCCCGAATAAAAAATATAAAAGCAGTAATCGTAGATTAAATAAAACTGATGTTCTAGGCTTGTCATTAACTCACCCTAATTATCTAATAGAATCTATTCAGGGTACAGTAATAGATATTTTTGGAAATGTATTAGATATTAATAGATATCCTTTACCAATTGGTCAAGGTAAATTTACAATTAAATCTGAAGAAGATGCTAAGACTGATAGTAAAAAAGATAAATATATAAATTTAAGAAGCTTGCATCGTCGTGGATTAGCCTATCACTTTGAGATTAATGCTAGGAAAGACTTTGTTGTTGATGGTGAGTTAAAAGTTCCTAATATTAATGATAACTATGATTATTCTAGAGCACGCTCTAGATTCTTTATGGACATTGATAAAGAAGGACAATTCAAACTAAATGTTCCAGCTTCTTCTGAAAGTGGAAACATTCCATTACTAACCAGATATGAAAATTTTTCTTATCTTAGTCCAGATGATGATAGTAACCCAAATAAATTTATCAAGCGAGAAGATAACCTAGATATTTTACACGATAGTTTTACAGCTGATTCATATGATATTTTCAAAGATGAAAAGAATCGTATTAAGGGTGGAATTGATATTGAATATTTAGATAACAAAACTAATATAGTAGATCGCATTACTAGCAATGTTATTAAACATGGTACTACCTTTCACGATATTACTAGTACTTTGTATTCTTTTAAAAAATCTGATTTCTTAGATTATCAATATTTTCCTGATAATATTATTGATACTTCTAAGTTAATGTACACTACTACTGATTTTGTGTCTAAAAAAATAACTGTTGGTAAAAATGCTGGTGGCAGATCTGGTCAAATGAATTTTGATGGATCTTTGGAATTTAATATTGGTGCTAATACAGTTGATCGTCAATCAGTTTGGATCGATACAGCCGGTGGAATTGTAGCCAATATTGGTAGAGATAAAAATATGAATAGTGCAGTAGTATCTTTAGACGGAGATATGTTAGTTCAGATTGGTGGATATGGTATTTCTTCTGATGGAAGATTTACACAGTTAAATAATGCCTTTAGAGGCGGCGTTTTAGATATTCGGGTCTTAACTTCTGGATTAAGAGAAACTGTTATTAGAATAGATGATACTGGTGTTACTATGATGACTCCTGGATCTACTAAGGTTTATAGCGCAGGAGATTTACAAGTACAGTGTGATGGTACAGCTTCTTTTAAATCAGAAGAAATGTTTATTCAAGATCGACTAGTTCAAAGAGGATCAGATTTTGGAACTATATGAAAATTTCTTCAACTCTAAATGAACATTATAATGAATTATATAAAGATCTTTTAAGAAGGGGATATATTATTGTTTCTAATGTTATATTTTTATTAGGATCAAATTTTGTTGTTGAAGAAAATGCTGTATATCAAATTGATGTAGAGAATGAAGATTCATTGGTTATAATGAGCTATATCAATACTATTTGTCAGAGTTTTTATCTAAAAGAAACTGATATCATGATAGAAAATATTATGGCAGCTACTACTTTTATGGCAGAAAAAGGATCATATAGTACAATGCTTCATATTGGTAAAAAGAAAGATTAATCAATGGTTTGTAATCCTCAAGATCTTAATGTTACAGTACCAACCGGACCGAGTTTTGGTATTCCTGGATTTGGAAAACCATTAGCTATTGATCTTCCTACTAATTTATTTCCAGAAGGTTTTCCTGAAGATATTTTAGAAATTTTTGATAAAATTTCTTTGCTACTTCCATCAGGAATTCTTAAACCTAATCTTAATATTAAATTTCAAAAAGATATATTTGATGGTATTCTTAATTTATTAAATAAATTCTTTCCATTCCTGTTATTATACAAATTCTTTCTTCCAATGTTAAATTTAATAGTTTGTATCATAGAAGTATTATGCGCTTTTCCTCGCCCGTTTAAAATGAGGAAAGCTGTAAAAAAACTTTTTAGAAACTGTCTTCCAGACTTTCTTCGAATGTTTCCTATCTTTGCTTTAATAGCAATGATTATGTCGTTACTGTACTTTCATAAGCTAAACCACCAGCAATACTAATTACACCATTAGGAATAACACTGGTTGAACCATTCTGATTTATTAAACTGGGGGTGGGAGTTTGAGTTACTATACAGTTTTTGATTTT